CTGTTTTATGGGCCGCACTCAACCCGGAAAAATAGACCTGCTAACAGCAGGAGAGTGATGTACAATCAGCATTCCCCTATCGGTGGGTATCGGTATGAAAGGCACTTTTCAAAAAACCGTCGAGAGCCATGCCTTGGCGTGTCAAACCTGCGCTTCTTTCTGCGAGGATGACCCCGATATTTTCTACTGCACACTCCAACAACCGGAGTTTCCCGCGCTATGCGAGCAGTATCAGCCCACCGATCAGATTGCACCCTTGAGAACCGAGTGGGGAGTGCCCGATGAGCGCGTATGACAGCATTCCCTTCTTACGTTCGCGGATTGCCATGTTTTTGAAAAGCGGCGCGGGCGAACCTTCGGCGCGAGCCTTGCTGGAAGACGCGGCAGACGTGCTGAGACAGGCGGAACAAGCTCTCCGTTACTGGAGACAGCGAGCCGAACAGGCCGAAGCACTGAATCAGGCCGAACAGGATGATGGCAAGTGAGCTATGACGCTGAGAAGTTGCGCGCCGAGTTGATCCGCGACGAAGGGTTGCGGTTAATGGCCTACCGCGACACGTTAGGCAACCCGACGATTGGCGTCGGGCATTTGATCTTGCGGAATGAGAGTTTCAGAACGATTACCCATGAGCAAGCGATGGCGCTGCTGGATAGCGATATTGCGATTGCCGAACGGCGACTGAGTAACATTTTCCCTTCGTGGCGTTCGCTTGATGAAGTACGGCAACTGGCAATGTTGAACCTTACTTTTAACTTGGGTTACAAGTTGGCGGACTTCAAACGTTTTCTCCATGCTGCGAAGTCCGGTGATTGGGACAAAGCCGCTGATTCCCTGATTCAGTCGCGCTGGTACAAACAAGTTCGTTTGCGCGGCCCAAGGATCGTTCATTCGATTCGCACTGGGCTGGCGTGGGAGGGCGAATGAGCTTCGTGAGCGACGAAGATTGGGGTTACATCGCGGATTATCCGATGTTCCCTGGCGATATTATGAAGTGCAGGCAGGATGCGTGGTGGTTAGCCAAGATTCTGCGGGCTAAATACGCGCTGGCCGGGCAGGATTTAACGGGTTGCTTGGATTCGGGGTTGCTGTAATGATTGAGGACAGCGCACTACCGACCATGAATCTCTATTATCTCGTACTCCGTGATTTTTTAGAGGGTGAAAATCTCTATATCAGTTTTTTGACTTTGAGAAAAAAAGAGCTAGTGCTTGATTTTTACGGTTGTTTGGACAGTGAGTTGCTTTAATGATTATTGAACGTCCTTCTCACGAAACAATTATTGCTACGGCTGACTGCAAATATATCGCTGCGGTTGAGGCGTTGTATGGATCAGAAGAGGCTGACGCGATTCGCTATGTGCGTTTTGGTGATGTAGGGTTTAACGACGCCATCAATCTGTATCCTGATGAGTTTGATGGATTTCGTGAATTACTGAATGAAGTGGAAGCGTATCTAAAGAACACTCGGAGTTGTGATGAACATCAACCTTCGTGAACCCTCCACCAAACGCGGCATCGTGATGCTGATGACCGGCGCGACGGTCTTGCCGCGTGCGGATCTTTTCTACTTGTGTATGGAAGATATGGATACGGGCCGCGAGGCATTAGCGAGTAATCTGGTAATGGATGCTATTGTGTACCGTTGCTTGGAGATTGCAGTCGATGCGGTGGGCTGTTTGGATTCGGAGTTATTATGACGTACTCCACAGAGATTCTGACTCACTTCCAGTGTCCCGCCTGCGAAGGTTGGTATACTGTAGCTGATCATCATATCGTGCAGCAAAAGCTTAAAAGCCACTATTGCGTACATTGTGGCAATCAACAATCGAATGCTTGTGTTGCGCGGGATCAAATCGCTGTCTTGCAAAACGTGATTGCTACTCTGCAACAACAGGTACAGATTGAATCTGGTTCGTACCCTGCTTCACCCTGATCAAACAACTGACAGAGTTGTGGAGTCTCTAATTGAACATCAACCTGCGTGAACCCTCGACGAAGCGCGGCATTGCGATGATCATCACCGGGTGTACGGTGTTGTACCAGACGATTTGGGGGTCTGGTCAAATGAATATCGATGCGCTGTTCAGCCGCGTTGATTGGTGGTTGGGTGTTGGGCTGAACATTGTTGGGATGTTCGGATTACTGCCCGATAGCCCGCCGCGCAACCCGCAGGAACGCACCCGTGCTACAGATTTACCCTCCATCGAATTACAAGGTCGCTCGGAGTCAACTGGCGAAGATCGGCCTGATTCTATTGTGGATCAGCCTGAGCGGGTGCCTCCTGCTGATCGCCGGTTGCGCCTGGACGTGCCACCCGGCCATCGCACTCAACCCGAAAGCGATGAACGGGGGAGTGATGACTCGTGGCACGGTTTTAATGATCGCTGAAAGCTGCGGTTTCAGTTGTGAACGAAAATTTTAATTCTTCTGGAGAATAGACATGCGTTTATTGATTTTAGTGAGTGCGTTGTTAGTGTCCATGGCCGCGAATGCGAATTGCAATCAAGGGTTTGGTCCCGGCGGCTGTGTGCCGGATGCCCCTGATCCTACTGGCCCTGCGGAACTGTGTATTCTCGACTGCAAGCCGGTGCAGTATACGCAGTTTGGACTCTTTGCCTTGGCAACGAGTACGCTGGCGAATGGCTATAGTGTTTTAGGCTGGGCCGGGCCATGCCAATTGGACAATCTGAGTCTTTGCCCGGATATTTACAACCAAGCGTTTGAAGATTTGTATATCGCGGCACAACGCGCCAATCGGGCGCAGTATCACTAATCGGGCGCAGTTTTTTCGATAACCGGGCAATTTGTCTAAGGAGAAGTCCTTGAACGCATTCCTTTTCGCGGCTTTGCAAACGTTAATTAAAGCCATTGTCGGTTCGCTCAATTACGAGCGAATCAAAACGATGGTGGCGGATACGGATGCAACGGCCTTGTCCGGGGATGAGAAGCGGGCGCTGGTGGTCACGGAGGCCCGCAACGTCGGGCTGGCGGTGGGTTATGCGCTGCTGAATCTGGCGATTGAGACAGCAGTGAATAGTCTAAGGAATCAGAAATGATCGTGAGTTCTGAAATTCGGGAAGCGACTCCGCAAGCCAACGGCTCCTTCAACGTCGTTGAGCGGCATACCGACACGAACGGCAAGATTTACGAAATCGTCTACAACGCCGCCGCTGATGCGGATTTGAATGCGATTATGGCCGCGCGAGCCGCTCGGATTGACGCCGATTTAACGGCGAAAGCAGCGGTTGAAGCGGAAGCGCAGAATTACGCTTTGCCATTGACGCATTTGCAGTTCATGACGCGCTTCACGATGGAAGAGCGGGTCGCGATTCGGGCAGCCTCCAAAACAGACCCGTTGATTGATGACTTTCTGGAACTCCTCAAGATCAGCGATTACATCTACCCGACCCATGCGATGACGCAGGCCGGACTCGCCTACATGGTGAGCCAGAATCTGTTGACCGCCGAACGAGCCGCTGAGGTCGGGTCATGACGATCTACTATGTCGATTCAGCAGCGACGGGTACGAATGCCGGAACGTCCTGGACGAATGCTTGGACGGAATTGAGTTCGGCGTTTACGAACGTCACCACGGCGGGGGATGTGATCTATATCTCGCATACCCATAACGAACAGCTCGCAGCGGATACGACCTACACGATTGGCGCGAATCACGTTCAAAGTAACCCGCTGAAAATATACAGCGTGAATAAAACCAACGGCGCGCTGACGAAAGGTGCGTTTGTGGGGCATAACTCATCGAGCCGCTCTATTTACTTTCGTGGGAATCTCGCCGGACTTTATTTGTACGGAGTGACGCTACAAATCGCGGGTAGCACATCGGATACTATTGGTTTTTATGATACTACTGGTATGTACGGTTCGGTTTTTTTAGAAAACTGCTCGATCTATTTAAGTTCCACAGGGGTATCGTGTCGTGTTGCGTTCGGTTATGCATCCAACTCATTAAATAATTTAAAAGCAACGCTAGTAGGCTGTGATTTTAAATTTGGTCACGCGTCACAATATATTCGGATGGGTAATGTTGATGTAACTTTTATTAATTGTAGTATGAGTGTAGGAACGACTCATACTACTGATCTTATAGAAAGTAATTATGGTGGATCAGTAGTGATATTGATCGGTTGCGACTTATCCAATAACGATGTGATTTTCGCCCAAGGGAATTACGGGCGACTCACTGGGTTTTTGCAACAGTGCAAACTGAAATCGGGCTTTACGTTGATTGCGGCGTCGATGACGACAACTTCGGTTGACGCGACACTGTTAGATTGCGACTCGGGCGACGTGCATTATCGCATCGGCCATGCCAATTTTTTGGGTGGGTTGCAAGTCGATACAGGTATTTACTGCAACGACAACATCGCCGACACGGATTTGAGTTGGAAGATCGTCTCCAGCGCCAATGCCTCGTTCACCATGCCGTATGTGACCCCCTGGATTCCGGTTTATCACGCGGGTACCTCGGCGATCACCCCCTACCTTGAAATCCTCCGCAGTGGCAGTTCTACCGCGTTCACCGATGCTGAGGTTTGGGCCGAGTGGAGCTACAAAGGCACTTCTGGTTCTACGAGGGCAACGATAGATCACGACCGTTGCGCACCACTCGGCACTCCGGCGAATCAAACCGCGAGCAGCAAGACCGCGACGGATTGGACGGGCGAGAATGCGACTTCGTGGTTCGGCAAGATCGGGCCATCCTCCAGTTTTACCCCCGCCGAACCAGGCGATTTGTGTTTCCGTATTTGTGTCGGATTAGCCAGTACAACGCTGTATGTAGACCCACAAATTCGAGGTCTGGCGTAAATGGCGATTTCCCGCGTCGGCATTGGCGGTTGGGTTCAATTCGGCAACGAAACGATCTCCCGTGTCCGTATCGTGGGATGGGTGCAGGAAACGGCGAGTGGGGGGGGAAGTACCGTTACCTCCTCTTTTTCCATTGACGCACTGATTCAACGTGCCGGATTGACGCACAGCACATCGATTGATGCGTTATTGCAATCGGCGTTTTCCCGATCACTGTCAATCGACGGGCTGATTGCTGCGGTACAGACCGGCGCGATCAGCTTGGATGCGCTGCTGCAAATCGTGGGAACCCGCACGGTCTCCATGGACGCCCTCCTGCAAGCCACAAAAACCGGCGCGGTTTCAGTGGATGCGCTGGTGCAGATGACGCTCTCTCAGGCGCTATCGCTGGATGCGCTGATTGTGGCAGCCAGCGCTTCGTCTGCATCCGTGAGCCTGGACGCCCTAATTCAGTCGCTCAAAACGGCGGGTGTTTCGGTTGACGCGCTGCTGTCAAAATCCATGAGCACAGCGGCGGTCATGGATGCACTGATTCAGGCCAGCAAAACCGGCGCGGTCAGTCTGGACGCGATTATTGCCGGAGCCAGTTCCACATCCATCTTCGCAGGCTTGGATGCGCTGATTCAAGCGATTCAATCCCAGACGTTGAGTGTCGATGCGCTGTTGCAAAAGGCGTACACCAACACGCTGTCATTGGACGCCTATGTGGCGCTGACCCGCGTCCAGTCTGTGAGCGTGGATGCGCTAGTGCAGTCTACGAAGACCGGTGCAATCAGCCTGGATGCGCTCATTCAGATGACCAGGACGGCAACTGTTTCATTTGATGCTCTGATTCAAGCTGCAAAGACCGGTGCAATCAGCTTGGATGCCATTCTGGTATTCGCAACGCAAGCCAGCATATTGCTGGACGCCTACGTGCAAAAAACGCTGTCTGCGGGAGTCGGATTGGATGCCATTATCGGCGCGATTGCCGACATGATTTTACCGACCGGGCGCGTAGTTTCGATTCCTTCCTCTGATCGCTGGGTGATGGTCACTCACGCTGATCGCTTTATTCAAGTGCAATAGGTGATGTATGGCCGCAACGATTCAGATTCATGAAATGACCACGAACGCCGATACCGGCGTGGATAAAACCTCTGGTACGGTGCGCTTTAAAGCCGTTGCCAGCACCACAAGCACCACGGCGGACGCCAACAATCCACTGGTCGTTCCTGGTGCGGGAACGGCTTACAGCTATGTGAAAAAACTCCGCCCGTACATGGAAGCGCCGCCGAACACCAATATCAGCAACATCCGCTGGTATTCCGATGGAGCCAATGGCTTTGGAACCGGGATTGGTGTGACGGCCAAGAATATCGGAACGACGTTCGGCACGCACTACGATACCGCGATGAGCGGCGGGTCTGACTTGTTCGGCTATACCTCCGGCTCTCCCTTGGACGGCGATGGAACCGATGCCGGGCCGTTTGTCCCTGGCGATGACAATACCTACATTGGCGACATTATCGAGTTGCAGATGACGGTCGCCAGTACGGCGAGTAACGGCGCGTTAAGCGCAGAAAGTTTAACGTGTGCGTTTGACGAAATTTGAATCATGAAGCCCTTGCAAGACCGCTATCAGTGGCAAGCCACACGCCCGGATGAATCGTTGCTGACCACGGGCGGCGATTTATTCGGTACGGTGATGGTCTCACTGATCCCGGAGTCGCCTTTGTTTCCGCGCCATGATTTTACCGGATTGACCTTTTTCCGGCGCTTTGCGAGGGGATTCCTGCAAGCCATGGGTGGAGGATTGCAGGAATACCTGCATTGTATCGTGTGCCAAGAGTGCCGGATTTATTGCCGTTCCACCACCGGCGCGATTCTGATTACACCGCCTGACTATGAGTTGTATTTATCATGTACACCCACTCCAAAAAATCCCCCGTCGTTTTAAAAAATGACCCCATTGACCCGGACGGAACCGACTGGGTGTATTTCAGCTACGGTGATTGGCTGCGTGTGGGCGAAACGGTATCGAGCCATTCTGCAATCGTGACGGGCGGAACCCTCGTTACGGATTCTACGTACCTGGGCGACATGACCGACAGCGAGGGAACGGCGTTGACGGAGGTCTATGGTGTGCAATTCAGTGTCTCGGTTGATGTTGCCCAGGTGATCGTCACTCATCGCAAATCCACCACCACCACCGGGCCAGTGGATTTGGGGCGACTCAACATCGATCACAGTGCGCTGATCAGCGTAAAAACGCTATGACCCTCGATAAAAACCCTCCAGAAACCGGCCTGAACCTCCGGGAGCCTCAATACGCGGGTTGGCGGGATGCAGAGGATACCTCGGCCCGAAATTTCCGGCGCGAGATCGCGCGGGAAGAGCGGGAACTGCTGCGGCAAAATCAGAGTGAGCATGAGGATTTGCGGTCGCGGGTAGATCGACTGGAGCGCAATATGGAGCGCCGTGAGCCGGTCATTGAAGCCGCGAGTACGATGGTGGCCGCCTCCAAGATGGTCAAAGCGGCGATTGTGATTTTAGCCGTCTTGTTGTCCGTCATCACCGGAGCCATTCAGCTTCTCGATAAGTGGATGCAGAAATGACCCAAACGACTTGGTGGAAAAACCATTGCTTCTGGTGCTACCACGTTGCCGCGATCCTGATCTTCGCGTGTCTGGTGTCCGTCCCGTTTTGCGTCTGGCTCTGGTGGGGCTGGTTTGCCGATCAAGGCGTGGTGATTGCCTTTGGGCAAGGCACGGCCACTCCGGCAGTAGTGCGTCATGGCGATACCTTGACGATTTATCAACCGGCGCACAAATACCGGGATTGCGACGGCACGATTCGGCGGGTGATTAGCGGCGAGTGCGGCCATCATGTCACTTGGGAGGGACCCAGTTCGCTGATCAGGGGATTTGACGGGCGCTTGGTCCTGCCGATTAGAATACCGTTTGAGCTGATTCCAGGACAGTGCAGTTTCAAGATTTATGCCCGGTATTACTGCAATCCGGTGGATCGGTTTTTTGAGCGGCAGGTCTATGAGAGTCCGGCAGTGGAGTTTACGGTGAAGGGGTTGGAGCCGTGATCAGCGTTGACATTCGCGGCCTGCCGGAAGTGCAGCGGATGTTGCGGAATCTCGCGGACGAACAAATGCCCTTTGCCATTAGTAGCGCCCTGAACACTGCCGCATTTGCGATTCAGAAACAACAAAAAGAACGTGTTCCCACGGTCTTTGACCGGCCCACGCCGCTGACAAAAGGTGCATTCCGGGTTGAGAAAGCCACTAAGCAAAAACAGACCTCTGTCGTTTATGTAGACCCGAAACGGGAGGTGATTCTCAAGACACATGAAGAAGGCGGCAAGCGCGGTGATCAGAAGTTGGAACGGTATCTCAAAAGCAAGGGCTGGCTTGGCGGCGGGGCGCGCGCTGTACCGACCGACAAGATGCCGCTCAATAGCTACGGCAATCCGAAAGTCGCTGAGGTCAACAAGATCATCGCGGGATTACCCGCCATTGGCGGGATTAAGGGCGACAAGAAAAGGGTGTTTGTGATTCCGGCGGGTTCGCTGCGCGGTGGATTGTCACCCGGAATTTATCGAACGCTGTCCCGATCCAAAGGCGCGGCGATAGCGAAGCTCTACCATTTCGTAAGCCGGGCTGAATACCAGAAGCGACTGGGCTTTGAAGAATCGGCGCGGACGGAAGCACTGAGAATCTTTCCAGCGATTATGAGCGCGGCGATTGAACGGGCGATAAGGACGGCGCGGTAAGTGATTGATTTATAAAGGTACTTCTAAACAGTTGATTATACGGGTAATCGGACGCACCCTTTTTCTGTAGCGCCAGCGCAACAACGTCAACCTTTTAGATAATATATGATCGTCAACAAAAGAAAACTTGCGGAAATTGTCGGCTGTACCGAAGAAACATTGACGCAGTGGCAAAAGCAAGGAATGCCGATCTTGCTCAGTCGCCTGGGTCGAGAAGGGAATCAATACGAGACGACGGCGGTTTTATCGTGGCTTGAAGCCCGGCGGCAATCGGACGCGCCGCCTACAGATTATGATACGGAGCGCACCCGCAAAGTGAAGCTGGAAGCGGACATTTTGGCGCTACAGAAGGCGCAATTAGAAGGCCGATTGATTCCAGCCGACAAAGCGGAGCAGGCATGGGCCGCATTAGTGGCGGCCTTTCGATCACGGATGCTGTCCATTCCCAGCAAATGCGCCCCGCCTATCGCCGGACTAGAATCATTTATTGAAGTGGAGAGGCTACTGAGTGACGCTATCCATGACGCCCTCGCAGAACTTGCCGATAGCGACTTGGCAACCCGCGTTACAGAGCAGTTTAGCGACGCTGTTGAATGTAGTTCGACCGCCAACCAAGCTGACAGTGAGCCAATGGGCGAATCAGAATCTACGTCTAAGCGCCGAAGACAGCGCCGAGCCGGGCCAATTTAATACTCAGCGTGCTCCTTTCCAGGCGGGAATTATGGACGCACTTTCTGAGCCAGGCGTTCATACCGCTATCGTCATGAGCAGCGCACAAATCGGGAAGACGGTTATTCTCAAAGCGATTGTGGGGTACCACGTTGATCAAGACCCCGCGCCTATTTTGATTATGCAGCCCACGGAGCATATGGCCGAGGCGTTTAGTAAAGATCGATTGGCTCCAATGATTCGGGATACCCCCTGCTTGAAGCATCGCATCGCCGATCCCCGGTCGCGGGATTCGGGCAACAGCATTTTGCACAAACGATTCAATGGCGGTCATCTCACGATGGTGGGGTCAAATAGCCCATCAGCGCTTGCCAGTCGCCCGATTCGCATTGTGCTGTGTGATGAGGTAGACCGTTACCCGGCCAGCGCCGGCACGGAAGGCGACCCGGTCAATTTAGCGATCAAGCGCACGGCGACGTTCTGGAATCGGCGCATTGTGTTAACCAGCACCCCGACCGTCAAAGGGTTATCCCGGATTGAGCAAGCCTACCTGATCTCTGACCAGCGCCGGTACTACGTTCCCTGTCCGCACTGCCAGCACTACCATCATCTGCAATGGGTCAACGTCCATTTCGACCCGGCGCATCCGCAAAATGCCGCCATGGCCTGCCCGGAATGCGGCGGGCTAATTGAAGAAAAGCACAAGGGCGCTCTGCTGGCAAAAGGGGAATGGCGGGCTGAAAACCCCGGCGTCAAGGGCATTGCCGGATTTCATATCAACGAACTGTACAGCCCGTGGCGGCGCTGGGCCGATGTGGTCACGGATTTTCTAGCCGCCAAAGGGCAACCGGAAACCCTCAAGACCTGGGTGAATACCTCGCTGGGCGAAACCTGGGAAGAACAATCCGAAAAATCCGACCCCGCCTCGCTCCTGTCCCGCCGCGAAAATTACACCCGTGACCGGTTGCCGGCGGGCATTCTCTACCTGACCTGCGGCGTAGACTGCCAGGATGACCGTCTCGAATTGGAGGTCGTCGGATGGCGGCAAACCAGCCGCGACGAACCCCCGGAATCCTGGGGCGTGGAATATCACGTGTTGCGGGGCGACCCGGCGCGCACGGCGGTCTGGGAACATCTGGACGATCTACTCAAACAGGAATGGCGCTCCGAAGAAGGCCGAATCCTGCGCATCGGCGCCGCCTGTGTCGATTCCGGCGGTCACCATACCGCGCAAGTCTATGCCTTCTGTGAATCCCGTAAGGGCCGGCACGTTTACGCCATCAAGGGTCTGGCCGGGAGCCGCCCGATCTGGACGCCAAAAGCCGGAAAGTCGCAAAAATACCGCGCTCAAGTGTGGCATGTCGGGAGTGATACCGCCAAAGACGCCTGGTATGCTCGGCTGCGCACTCAGGAATTCGGGCCGGGTTACTGTCACTTCCCGATGGCCTATGACGAAACCTACTTTGACGGGTTGACGGCGGAACAGGTACGCACGAAGTACACCAAAGGTCGTCCAGTGCGTGAATGGTTTTGCCCGCATGGACGGCGGAATGAACCTCTCGATATTCGCGTTTACGCCCTGGCCGCCTTGTTGTCCCGCCCGGTCAACTGGGCCGCGATGGCTGCACAACCCGCCGCCCCCATCAGCAAGCCCGCGCCGAAAGCGCAACCCAACAGCTTTATTAACCGCCCTTCTGGCTCACCGTGGATTAGGAGATAGTATGCCGACAACTTGGAATCACCCGACCGGGAAAGCCCCGAAGACCGTCGCCCTGGTGTGCCTCGGCCCCTCGCGCAACAGCTACATCGGCGCGTGTTTTGAATCGGATTTGTCCGATTCGCTGGCCGGCGTCGATGAAACCTGGACGCTGAACCGGGGACACAGCGCGTTTCAACATGACCTCTGTTTTGTGATGGATCACCTCGGCGGCGAATCCGACAAATACCCCCGGTATGG